CTCTGTCACTTATGAAAGGTTGGATATGGCATACACACTAACAACTCCGTACCAGTGGCAAACCTGGGGCACAGGATATAACGAGTTCACTCCATACTCACGCCTTGCAGGACGTCGCTTTATCGGTGGAACTATTGATGGTCCTATCGCGCCTAGTATGACAGATGTAGCACGTGGTCAAACAATTATTGTTAATGGAACTAATGTTACTTTGACACTGACTCCAAGCCAAGATGATTTAGCAGCAGCAAGTTACTACTTCCTTGGTGGACACGAGTACGAGATCAGTGACTACCAAGCACAAGTTCTTATTGATGCTGGTCTAGGCGATTATGTGACACCAGTTGTATGAGTTTACATAGACGAACAACGCACCTTGAGTATGTCGAAGGCTGCTTCGGCTGCAAGATAGGCGAACTAGAGTTGAGCGTAGGTGCTGCTAACCACAGAGGAATACCTACTGCTAAGCAACACGATAGGGAACTACAGTCCTATTACGATGCAACACGACAAGGTATAGAACCACGTTCAACAAAGAGTAAAGATATAGATGCAGCAGTCCAACTTTCCAATGAGGCTGGTAAAGCCTTTGACGGAATCTCAATGACATTTAAGGAGTAACAATGCCAAACGTAAACGGAAAAGAATTCCCATACACAGCAAAAGGTATGGCAATGGCAAAGATGGAAGCCAAGAAGACTGGCAAGAAGATGATTAAGAAGCAGACTAAGAAGATGGGGAAGAAGAAGTAATGGAAAACTACGAAGAAGATATCACAAAGTACCCAACACCTGATAAGCAGTACGAAGGTGCAATGAAGTTTCAGTCTTACGAATCAGTGCAAACTGGTGCGATGGGTAAGTCTGCTAAGTAAATGGCAAAGTCTCCAGCGTGGCAAAGGGCAGAAGGTAAGAACCCCAAGGGTGGCCTGAATGCAAAAGGTCGTGCCTCTGCCAAGGCGCAGGGGATGAACCTCAAGCCTCCAGTTAAGAAGGCTGAGGCTGCTAAGTCTCCTAAGTCTGCAGCAAGGCGCAAGTCTTTCTGTGGTCGTATGTGTGGGATGAAGGCCAAGAACACTTCTAGTAAGACAGCCAAAGATCCGAACTCAAGAATAAACAAGTCGCTTCGCGCTTGGGATTGTAGTTGCAAATGAAAAAGAAAGCAGCATTCTGGGACACAAAGAATCCTAAAGAGAAGTCAAGTAAATTAACGCCAGCACAAAAGGCGTCAGCAAAGGCACGGGCTAAGGCAGCAGGACGACCTTATCCAAATCTAGTAGATAACGCAGCAGCATCTCGTAAAAAGAAGAAGTGAGGTAGATAGGTGGCACTAGGACAATACGGTACAACGCTATTAGATGAACTGAATCGTTTGGCTAATGGTGGCACCTATCGAGCACCAGGTGAGATGGTTGACCAAGCGTTGGCTGCTCGTCAATGGGCAGCAGCACGTGCAGTATCAACAAATTTAACAGACACAGTAGGAGTTCTAAATGCGATTGCGGGTACGACTAGCGATAACCGTCTTGATTACAATGGCGTATGTAATCTCATCGCTGGTACTTTTCAACTACCTGCAGCGCAGGCTCTCAGAGCGGTGTCATCTTGAGTGCTAAATTTAACTTGGTCTGTGACCAAGCAACCACATTTAACTTTCAGTTTCAGATTCTCAACGACAATACTCCTTGGGATCTAACTGGCTATACAGGCACTATGACTGTGCGCCCATTCGTAGGTGCATCTACTACTACTGTAGTAGCCAGCACTGATAATGGTCGTATGGTATTTGATGCACTCAATGGTCGAATTACAGTAACTATTGATGCAACGACTACTGGCAACATTGCAGCAAGTCGCTATGCCTATGATTTAGTTTTAGATTCAGGTGGAACGATTACTCGTATCCTCGAAGGTAAATTTGTGGTAACAGGAGCGGTGACTGTATGACAACAATAATTGTTATTGAGAACATTACGCCACAAGTAGCAGTAGAATTTTCGCAAGACCAAGGACCACAAGGTGGTCAAGGTGTCACTGGACCTACAGGACCCACTGGTCCTGCGGGAGCAACAGGACCAACTGGTTCTACAGGGGCAACTGGTGTCACTGGAGCCACTGGAGTAACAGGAGCAACAGGTGTTACAGGAAGTACTGGACCGACTGGCGCGACGGGTGCCACGGGTGCTACTGGAATTACAGGAGCCACAGGCCCTGCAGGAGCAACGGGCGATACGGGAGCAACAGGTGCGACAGGACCTGTTGGCGCTACAGGAGTCACGGGAGTTACTGGACCTACGGGACCAGTTGGCGCAACTGGAGCAACAGGAGACACAGGTGCGACAGGACCTGCGGGAGCGACTGGCCCACAAGGGGCCACAGGCCCACAAGGTGTAACTGGAGACATCGGACCTACTGGTATACAAGGTCTAACAGGCCCTACAGGGCCTATAGGAGCCACTGGAGCGACAGGTCCACAAGGTGTTACAGGAGATATTGGTCCTACAGGACCTGCTGGTGCAACTGGCCCCGCTGGTGCAACTGGTCCTGTTGGAGCAACTGGAGCCACTGGCCCTTCTGGAATAGATGGGGTTACTGGTCCTACAGGACCAACAGGTCCTTCAGGTACCGCAGGTGCAACAGGAGCAACTGGCCCAACAGGTGCTGCTGGTTCCGCCGCTGCAATCTCATATTCATACAGTGCCACCGCAGGACAAACAACATTTAGCGGTACCGATCTCAACTCACTGACTCTTTCATACACAGTTGGAGCAGAGCAGGTTTATCTTAACGGTGTGCTTCTTGTACGCACTACCGATTACACCGCTACCAACGGAACATCAGTTGTGTTGGCATTGGCAGCAACATTAAATGACACACTGGTTGTGGTTGCTTATGGAACTTTCCTTACTGCCAACACTTACACAATTGCACAGACAGATGCACTTCTTCAAAGTTCTACAATCGCTGACATAATGGATCAATACTAATGGAAGGTAAGTTGTAACTAATGGCAACTACATCAAAGGCACTCTTTCGCGGTGCTGCAACAACAACAACGACAACAACACTTTATACAGTGCCAGCATCAACAACTACTGTTGTCACTGACATTGTTGTTACCAATACCGCAGCAACTGCTGGTACATTTACAATGTCATTAGATGATGTTTCTATTGCAACGACAGTTTCTGTTGGTGCTTATGATTCAACTGTCATCCCACTCAAGCAAGTTTTGGCAACAACTAAGACAATCAAGGGTGGCGCATCTGCCACCACAATTAACTTTCACATTTCAGGTGTTGAGATAGCCTAATGCCATATATCTATAAGATGAGTAACGCAGGTGGAATGTCCACCGTCACACGTTATACAGATATGTTGGCTGGCAATACTGCCTTTGTAGATCCTGCTTTTGAATCTATTGCTACCACTACAGTAGGAGCAGGTGGTGCAGCAACTGTTACATTTAGTAGCATTCCTAGTACCTATACGCATTTGCAAATTAGAGCAATTCTACAACCAGCATCAACTGACTATACTGGTATGCGCTTTAATAGCGATAGTGGCAATAACTACGCAGCACACATTTTGCGAGGTAGTGGTTCAGCCGCTAGTTCATCAGCGTTCACAACTCGTTCAGATGCTCTATTAAATGACAACACAACAGGAACATCTGGCAGTATTTTCAACGCAGTTATTGTGGATATTTTAGACTACGCCAATACGAATAAATATAAAACCGTTAGAACACTTGGCGGCGTAGATGCCAATGGTAGCGGTTATGGTATTTCGTTTGCTTCTAGTCTTTGGCAATCAACCACCGCAATTTCAACAATAACTTTAACAAATGGCAACGCTTCTAACTTTGTTCAATACTCATCATTCGCCCTATATGGAATTAAGGGGTAACAATGCCAACAACATACGAACCGATTGCAACTACTACTTTAGGTAGTGCTGCTGCAGATGTTACCTTTTCTAGCATCTCAGGGGCTTATACCGATTTGGTTTTAATAGTAAGTGGTCGTTCTGCAAGAGCAGCAACCGATGATTCACTTTATATTCAATTTAATTCAGATACGGCAAGCAACTATTCTTATACTGAATTAAAGGGAAATGGAAGTACTGCTTCCTCGGCTCGTGCATCAAGTCAAACTTTTTTAAGACCAGCAGCCAATATAGATGCAGCATCTCAACCAGCAGGAACTTTTACGCCAGTTATTATTTCAATTAACAATTATTCAAATACAACTACATACAAAACAGCATTATCTCGTAATAATATGGCTGCTGCTGAAGTTACCGCAGTTGTTGGTTTATGGCGAAGTACCTCGGCAATAACTACTATTAAGGTCTATGCGGCATCTGCAAATCTTGCTACTGGATCTACCTTCACTCTCTATGGAATAAAGGCGGCTTAGACTATGGCAGATACATTCAAAAAGATTGCATCTGTTACAGTCGGTGCAGGTGGTGCTGCAAGTATGGCTTTTACTTCTATCCCAGCAATTTATACAGATTTAGTAATTAAGATTAGTGCCAGAAGTACAACTGGCGGTGCTTTTACTAATTTACTTATTGCTTTTAATGGGTCAAGTGCTGATTATACTTTAAGATGGCTAGGTGATGCTGGGGGTTCTGTCGTGAGTTATACACAAGCCGCCTTTGGTTCAAATCATTTGTTTTATATTCCAGCATCAACTGCAACCGCAAACACATTTGGCAATGGTGAAGTTTATATTCCAAATTATACATCAGCAAATTTCAAATCAGTAAGTGCAGACGGTGCAAATGAAAATAACACAAGTACTATTTATCAAGGAATGTCTGCTGGCCTTTGGTCACAAACCGCAGCAATTACTTCTTTAACTTTTACAGGTAGCACCTTTGCTCAATACTCAACAGCAACGCTTTACGGCATATCGAAATCATAGGGAGAAACAATGACAACAGCAATCGAAGTTAACTGCGCTACAGGCGAAGTAACAGAGCGCCCATTAACAGCAGAAGAACTTGCCCAGCGTGAGGTTGATGCTCAGGCAGCAGCGGCAGCAGAGCACGAAGCAGAAGTTAAGGCAGCAGCAGATGCTGAGGCCAAGGCATCTGCCCAATCTAAGTTGTCAGCACTAGGTTTAACCGCCGAAGAAATCGCCGCACTTTCTAAGTAAGGGATACCAATGACACGATCTAGAGATGTAGCCGACACACAAGATAACCTCGGCGGTGCGGTTGCGCCGTTTGTGGCAGGCAAGAATAAAATCATTAACGGAGATTTTGGTATTTGGCAACGGGGTACAAGTTTTTCAGCAAATGGATACACTGCTGACAGATGGTCTTGTAACTTTTCAGGAGCAACTGGAACTGTATCTCAACAGACATTTACTCCAGGAACAGCGCCAGTAGCAGGTTATGAAGGTCAATTCTTTTTAAGACTAGCAACAACAGTTGCCGATGATAATAGTCGCATTGAACAAAAAATAGAAAATGTTAGAACCTTTGCTGGACAAACTGTGACAGTATCATTGTGGGCTAAAGCAGATAGTGCAAGAACTATTACTCTTAATCCCTATCAAAGTTTTGGTTCTGGTGGTTCAGCAGATGTGAGCATAACAGGTCAAACAATAAGTGTTACAACTTCTTGGACAAGGTTCACAAAAACATTTGATGTGCCTAGTGTGGCTGGTAAAACAATTGGAACTGGCAGTTTTTTTAGTTTAGAACTACTCCACGCTCCTAATGCCACATTTACTCTTGATCTTTGGGGCGTACAGGTCGAAGCGGGCAGCGTAGCCACACCATTTACAACCGCAACTGGAACTATTCAAGGGGAATTAGCCGCTTGCCAGCGTTACGCTTATGTTTTGCAGCCAGCAACAACAGACCCGACTCCTTACGCAACTGGTCAGGCTCTTACAACAACTCGATGCATCACTCAAGTACAGTTTCCTGTCACAATGAGAGTAACTCCAACTCTTACTGTTACAAATACGGCAAACTGGTTCAATATGACTTCTGGTTATTTGGTAGCCGTTGCCAATACTTTAAGTGCTTATAGATTGACTTCAATCAATGCAAGTATGGATTTAAGTGTTGCAGTTGCATCTTTTACTGCTGGCAATGCCTCAGCCTTTGGCGCAAATGGCTCAACAGCAGCCCAACTTCTATTTAGTTCGGAGTTATAAAATGATTCAATACACTGTCTTAGAAAATGGTTATATTCTTATGGATAACAATGGAGTTATTTCAACAATTCCTAACGACCCAGCCAACTCTGACTATCAGGCATACCTCAAATCCCTAGAGGTCTAGTGTAGGATTCTCCTATGAGATTCCACGTTATGAGTCTGCCTCACACGCAGACAACCAAAGATTATGTCAACTGTGCCTATACAGAAAAAGTACGTCGATTCTGTATGATGATGAAAGGGTTAGGCCACACGGTCTACCTCTATGCTAGCGAAGACAATGAAGCACCAGTAGATGAACTGATTACTTGCATCACTAAAGAGCAGCAGCAAGAGGCTCTGGCTGGTAAGCACTTCACCGAGGCAGAGTTTAATAATGAACTACCTCACTGGCAGATCTTCAATGGCAACGCCATTAAGGAGTTAGGCAAGCGCCTAGAGCAGAAAGACTTTATCTGTCTTATTGGTGGTGCTTCACAGAAACCTATTGCAGATGCTTACCCAAACCATATCAGCGTAGAGTTTGGTGTGGGTTACGGTGGAGTCTTTAGCAAGTACAAAGTCTTTGAATCCTATGCTTGGATGCACAGCATCTATGCAATGTTTAAGAACCCAACAAGTGTAGATGGCAATTTCTATGATGCGGTTATTCCAGGGTATTTGGAACCTGAGATGTTTCCATTGCAAGAGAAGAAAGAAGATTACTACCTTTACGTAGGGCGTATGGTAGATCGCAAAGGTCTTATCGTTGCTCAACACGTATGCAAGGAACTAGGCTTAAAGTTAATTATGGCAGGACCTGGTAAAAATCCTAAGATTGAATACGGTGAATGGGTTGGACCAGTAGGAGCAGAAGAACGAGCAAAGTTAATGGGCGGTGCTATTGCCCTGTTTGCTCCAACACTTTACATAGAACCTTTCGGTAACGTTGTTATCGAAGCACAAGCCTGTGGAACTCCAACGATTACCACAGACTGGGGTGCATTTACAGAGACTAATCCACAAGGTGTTACTGGATACCGTTGCAGAAATGCAATGGAGTTTGCAGTAGCAACAGAGTGGGTTAAAGAGTTAGACCCAGTAGCAATACATAAGCGAGCAGTATCTCTCTATTCGTTAGATGCTATCGCACCACAATATGAACAATACTTTGCAAGACTTCTCACTCTATGGGGAGACGGCTGGTATGAGAGGAAATAATGCCAACACTAAACGAACTGGTAGACGAGGTAAAGGCTAACCTACAAGGTTACGCACTTCGACAAGATCGTATTACTTATGTCGCTAATCAAAGCGGTCTGACTACAACAAGCACGGAAATTCAAGTTGGTTCTTCTTCTAACTTGGCAAAGGGTACCATCGAAATTGATGATGAACTTATATGGATTGATTCCTTTGATAAGGCTAACAACACTCTTAACGTTATTCCAGGGTTTGGTCGTGGCTACCAAGGTACCACTGCAACACCTCACGCACAGTATGCACAAGTTACTCTGGCTCCTACATTCCCACGCAACTCCATTAAGAAGGCTATCAACGATACGATCAATAGTTTCTATCCTAAGTTGTGGATTATTAACTCTTACACATTTACCTTTAACGCATCTCAGACTACATACCCATTGCCTGATGACTGCGAAGGCGTACTCTTTATCTCGTGGCAGACCACTGGTTCTAGCCAGGAATGGTTACCAGTAAACCGTTGGCGCTTAGATGGTATGGCAAATGCTGCTACCTTTAATACACAGAATACGATAAACATTTATGAGAACGTACAACCTGGTCGTACAATTCAAGTTTGGTACACAGCAACGCCTAACACTCTTGACGCAAACACAGATGATTTTGCTGACGTATCTGGCTTGCCTGAGTCTTGCAAGGATGTTGTCGTACTCGGCGCAGCATACAAACTACTGTCTTATATTGACGCAGGACGAATCAATCTCTCTAGTGCTGAAGCAGATCTAAACGACTCCAAGATCCCATCATCTGCTGGCGTTGCTGCATCTCGTTATATCTTTGCTCTATACCAACAGCGTCTTAATGAAGAGGCTCTTAAACTTTCAGACAAGTATCCAATCCGTATCCACTACACTCGATAAGGCAGACAAATGACACGTAAGTTCTCTAGCATCAGCGTACAAACAACGCTTGCTTCAGGCATTTCTAATACAGCAACAACTATGACAGTGGCTACTGGTACTGGATCTGCTCTTATGGGTGGTGTGACACTAGCAACTGGCAACATTGACCAGTTCACAGTAGCCCTTGACCCTGATACACAGAGCGAAGAAATTGTATTTGTTACCGCAGTATCTAGTGACACGCTTACAATCGTTCGTGGTCAGGCTGGCTCAAGCGCTATCACGCACTCAGGCGGTGCAACAGTCAAGCACGTACTGACATCTAGTGACCTTACTGCTTTTGAAGCAGGTCTTAATGAGACTATCCCGCTGAATACACAGACAGGAACTACATACACTCTAGTTGCTGCCGATGCTGGTGACCTAGTTACCCTTACTAACTCATCTCCAATTACCGTAACTGTGCCAACTAACGCTTCAGTTCCATTTGCAACGGGCTCACAAATTACAATTATCCAGTCTGGCTCAGGCAACGTAACAGTTGTTGGAGATACTGGAGTTACAGTTAGTTCAGCAGACGGAGATCTCAAACTTAGAACTCAATGGTCAGCAGCAACTCTTATTAAGACAAATACAAATAACTGGGTTCTCATTGGGGATATCAAAGCCTAATGAAACTACCTGGTTCAATAGCATCTTCTAAGAGAGATAAACCTAATGCGCCAACTTCTGTTTCAGCAACTAACGTTGGAACAGGTCGTGCATACAACAATGGCAGGATAGATGTAACCTTTACCCCACCAGTTTATGATGGTGGCGAGGCTATTACTGGCTACATCGTTACCTCAACTCCTGGCTCTATCACTGCAACTGGAACAGCATCTCCTATTTCAGTAACTGGTTTAGCATCTAATACTTCGTATACATTTACAGTATCTGCTATCAACAGCGTTGGAACTGGTACTCCATCTAGTGCATCAAGTGCTGTTACTGCAACTACCGTTCCACAGGCTCCAACTATTGGTACTGCAACAGGTGCTAACACAACAGCGTCAGTTGCCTTTACTCCAGGAGCAACAGGTGGCGCGGCTGTCAGCACCTACACCGCTACATCCACACCAAGCAGTATCACTGGTTCTGCTGCATCATCTCCTATTACTGTCAGTGGTCTAACCAATGGCACTGGCTATACCTTTACTGTTACAGCAACCAATGCCAATGGAACTTCTCTGGCATCGGCTGCTTCTAACTCTACAATTCCAGCAACAGTTCCTGTGGCACCTACAATTGGAACCTTGTCTCCTACAGCAAATGTAGCCTATGGATCTACACCAACAATGAGTATTTCATTTACTGCAAATGGTGATGGTGGAGCAACGATTACTTCATACAAGTATTCAACCAATGGTGGTACAACTTATGCAACTGCATCTGGAACTACGAGCCCACTGACATTAGCAACACAGAGTACTGGATCAGCGTTTACTGCTGGAACTTCATACTCTGTACTCCTCAAGGCTGTGAACTCTATAGGTGATTCATCTGCAAGTAGTGCATCTAATTCGACTAATGCCTGCACAGTTCCTCAAGCACCACAGTCTGCATCTGTATCGTGGACAACTGGTGGTACCACAGCAACAGCAACCTTTACTGCTGGCAACTCTGGCGGTAGTGCGATAACTGGATATATCTTTACTGGATTCCCTATCGCTTTCCAGGTAACAGGAGCATCATCTCCATTAACAATTACTGGTTTAACACCTTTACCAAGTAATCAAACGTTTGGGCTTTATGCAACAAATGCTTGTGGACAATCACAGAGTGGAGTGTAGTCAATGGCTTATGGCGATGATATTACCGAGGGAATACCTTACGTACTTTCCAATCCAGTAGGTGCTACTAACTACGCAGCAACTGGAGAAGCCTACGATATTGCTATCGCTGGTTTACCGTTCTTCCTTGCAGCATCTGATGATAACCCTTACCGTCGTGTAACAGCGCAGTATCGTAAGCAACAGATTGACCAGACAAGAGAAGCAGGCGAGCAGTCTATTACTGGTTGGTGGCTACGATCACAGTCATCATTCCACTACGGCGCTGGTATCAAGTTCTTTGAACCTATCCAAGATGAGTCACTTAGATTCCAGTACACAGAGTCAAAGGGTATAGATGTCTGGACACGAGGACAGGCAACTCTTCTCAACGACACTGCTCTTTTGTACACAGGTTCTAATGGAGCACAACTCATTGGTGTCAATGATGGAACCAATGATGTCATCTATGTAACAGATGGCAGTGCATTAAAGAAGATTACAACAGGTGGTACAACAAGCACCATCACTCAGGCAGGTACGCCTTCTACTATCTATAGCCTTACTACTGATGGAACTAACTACTACTTTATCAATGGTACCCACGTTCATAGAGGCTCTCTGGGAGCAACCCCTGCCGATACTGAGATCTATAACGCATCTGGTACTACTCGTGCCACTATTCGTTACGTTAAGCAGCGTCTTATCGCTGCTATTGGCAACTCTATTTATGAACTAAATGCCAACCACGCATCAGGCTCACTTCCTTCGGCCTTGTATACCCACCCTAACGCTAACTGGGTATGGTCATCTATTGCAGAAGGACCACAGGCTATCTACGTATCGGGGTATGCTCCTAACGGAACATCATCATCTGTTTTTAAGATTACCTTGGATGCAACAAATCCTAATGCTTTAGGTTTCCCAACACTTAATACACCTACAGTTATTATTGATATGCCAGTAGGTGAACAGATCAATGACTTTGATGTCTACCTTGGAGCCTATGCAGTCCTTGCAACTAGCAAGGGATTCCGTGCTGGTATTGCAGATACTACTGGAGATGTTCAGTATGGTCCATTACTCTTTAGTGATGCAGCGTGTAACGCTATTACGTTCAAGGATAGTTTTGCTTGGCTTGCTACCACCGTTGATGGCGAAGCAGGATTAGTACGCTGTGATTTATCAACTACAGTCCTAGCAAATAGCCTGTATTTCCCTTGGGCTTGGGACTTAGTGGCTACTGGTACAACAGTCAAGGCAAGTCAAGTTGCCTTCTTTGGTAACTCAGATCGTCTGGCATTTGTAACTGGCGATACAACCTATGCTGAATCTACTACTCAGGTAGTAGCAGAGGGTTACCTGCGTACAGGCTACATCCGCTACAACACACTTGAGTCTAAGATCTATAAACTAATGCAAGCACGAGTAGATACCACCAATGGTGGACTCGTTGTTGATTCCATTGACAGCCAGAATACTGAGTACACAATTGCTCAGTTCTCACAAGGTGAACTCACGCCTGAAGTTAACATTAACTACCCACAACAGGCTCAAGAGTATTTAGGATTTAAGTTTACTCTTCTTCGATCATCTACAGATGTAAGCAAGGGGCCATTGTTTACTGGCTATCAACTCAAAGCATTACCAGCGATCCCACGCCAGCGTCTTATCCAGTACCCACTGTTCTGCTATGACCACGAGAGCGATCACTTTGGGGTTGAGGTTGGCTACGAAGGCTCTGCCTATGCTCGTATGTCACAGTTAGAAACCGTCGAAAACAACGGAGACAGTATCCGTGTTGAAGACTTTAGAACTGGTGAGTCCTTCATTGGACTTATCGAAGAGATGGATTTCTCTAACCGTACCCCATCCGATAAGCGATTCTCTGGTTTCGGGGGCTTGCTCTTAGTAACCATTAGGACGATCTAATGCAGGCACAAGACTACGCAACGGTTGCTGTTGCAGTAATGACAATCATCGGTGGCTTTGCTGGCGCAGTTCGTTGGCTAGTAAAGCATTACCTTAATGAACTCAAGCCTAATGGTGGCTCAAGCCTAAAGGATTCAGTTAAAAGATTAGAAGACCGCATAGATGACCTGTACCGACTGGTCGCAGAGAAATGAGTAACGATGAAACCTGTTGCCAAGAAAGCCACGCCTGCCGCTATTGCTGTACTTCGACAAGCCACGGCGATATCACCTTCTCGGAAGAAAGCCTCAGATGGATTGCTTCCATCGGCAGCGCACCTCAAACAGAATCCTAATAGCGACCACAACACAGGCTATGCAGTTGATTTAACGCACGACCCTAAGCACAACATTGACTGTGCTGAGATATTTAAGCAGTTACAAAAGGATCCACGAGTTAAGTATTTAATCTTTAACCATAGGATTTGGACACCACAACAGGGTGTTGATATCTACACAGGTTCTAACCCGCATACGAAGCACATCCATATATCAATCAACGACAAGTATGGCAGCGATACTTCTGATTGGTTTACTTGGTTAGGTAAGCCAAAGAAAACCCCTAGAACAATAACAAAAACAGCAATCGCTAAAGTCCAAAAACCGAAAAAGAAGTTAGTCAAGACGGGCAACGACAAGTTGCGTAGCAAGTCTTTGCTGACATTATTGCTCAAGAAAGGCAAGAAATGAATAAGTTAAAAAAGAAAATACAGAGCAAAGAATTTAAGGCTGCCTTTAAGTCTTACTTGCGAGCAGTATTAGCATCAGCAGCAGCGATGGGCATTGCATTGCTTACAGATATTGCTCCTGAATATGCCATCCTTATCGGTGGTCTTACGGCTCCCATTGTAAAATGGGCAGACAAAACTGAGGAAGATTTTGGCCGTAAGTTTGATAAGGCTGCCAAGTAATTAAACATTGACTGCGAGGCACAAGAGGCTCACCCCGAAAGGGGTGGGCTTCTTTTTTTGTGCCACAAAACTAATTAATGCCTGAGTTGCTATCCCCTGAGAGGTGCGTTTTAAGCCTGTGGCAGTTAGCACAGAGGGTTTGGAGGTTGGCTGGATCATTGTTAAAGCGGTCACCGTCTATGTGGTCTACATCCAACTGGCTGATATGTACTGGCTTGAAGTCACAGTGCTCGCAGTAATCTTTACGGTGAGCGTGGTAAGGAGAACGTGCCTTCATCTGATTGATCTTGTAGATAGTATTACAACGGTACCTACCTGATACTGGCTTAGACTTATCTCGTATCTTTATTCTTGTGGGGCCACAAACTGAGCACAATCCTGTGCGTTCTTCTTCGTTAATCTCAGAGAGTTTGTGCTTCATCTTTATCTACTGGACAGGGAACAACTACTAGATTCCCACAGTTGACACAGGTTGCATCTAAGAAGTACCAGACCAGTTCGTAATCTTCAAAGGAACACATAACATTAAAGACTTGTGAGCCGCAGGGACAGACGTGTACTGGACCTAGACCTCGTAGATCAGAACCAAATTTATCTGGTAGTTTGTGCCTAAATTTCGGCAGCCTTGGTAGACGGAACCGCACAGTCAGTACTGCACCATCGTGCCCTTCTAGGGCACCCTGTTTTATTCGCCTCACGGCTCATATTGTAGTAACTAGTAGTGTCGCTAACGCGACGACACGCCGATCTCTAGTATGATTCTACCTATGACAACAATCGCAGCGCTTGAGGGAATCGATTACGCTGTACTAGTAGCAGACTCACAGATCACAGAAGATAATCTCGTGACACTTGCAACTAGTACACCCAAGATCGTTGAGGTAGGTAAGTACCTGATAGGTATCTCAGGGGACACAAGGCCAGGAGATATCCTTGCCTATAACTGGAAGCCACCGTTGTATCGTGGCGAAGATCCAGCACAGTTTATGGGACGCAAGATCATTCCCAGTATTAACCAAGCATTTGCAGACAACAACTACGACTACAACAAGGCGGACAAAGATGGTGGTTTCGATTATCTCATTGCTTTTAACGGCAATATCTTTCGTATTGCTTGTGATCTCTCTTTTTTCCAAGCAAATCACGGAGCGTATGGCATTGGTAGTGGGGGTCAACTTGCTCTTGGCTACCTGTATTCAATTGTCAAACCTGATATGGAGTTAGCCTACGCCAAGCGACACGCACGAAAGGCAGTAGAGATTGCATCAGTACTTGACGCGAACACTGGTAAGCCCATACAGTTAGTGGTCCAGGAAAGGATGTAAATGACAGACCCAAAGGAACTATTATTAACTGCACTTAAAGCAGGTGATGCAAAGCGTTCACGTTCTACACAGGTACAGATAGGACCATCAGAGTTAGGTGGTTGCCGTCGTAAGGTCTGGTATAGATTAAACGATCAGCCAGAGACTAACGAGAACGAGATGAAACTTGCTGCGATTATGGGTACTGCTATCCACGCAGAAATTGAAAGAGCACTAGCAGATAACCCAGATGTAATGATTGAAACATCGGTTGAGTACAACGGTATGAAGGCACACATTGACTGCTATGTACCAGGTACTGGTGATGTTATTGACTGGAAGACAAGCAAGGTGAAGAATCTTAGTTACTTCCCATCGACACAGCAACGCTGGCAGGTACAGACATACGGTTACCTACTAGCAAAGAATGGCTACGATGTAAAGCGCGTATCACTGGTTGCTATTGCACGTGATGGTGATGAGCGAGATGTCAAAGTACACACAGAACCTTACGATGAAACCATTGCACTACAGGCATTGAACTGGTTGGAGGCTATCAAGGTGGCAGATACTGCACCAGATCCAGAACGTGATGCTTCTTATTGCAAACACTATTGCAAGTTCTATGACGCATCAGGTGAGATGGGATGCGTTGGTATAAAAAAAGAACTTACACCAGCAACTGACCTAGTAATTGATGATGCTGATATTGACAAGAATGCACTGCTGTACTTACAGTTAGCAGCACAGATCAAGGTACTAGAGAAGGAACAAGATTCACTGAAGACTTCTTTTGAAGGACTGCTAGGAGTAACGCCTAGTGGAATAGAAGTCAGTTGGACAACTGTCAAGGGACGTGAAAGTATTGACAGTGAGGAAGTAGAAAAACTTATTGGGTATGTGCCTAAGAAGTTTGGTAATGAATCACAAAGGTTATCAATCAGACAAACTGGAGGAAAGTAAATGGCAACAGAAGGCACAAAGTATCAAATCAATTACAAGTTAAATGATGGAACGCTAATCAATCTCTATGCAAAAGATGTCAAGGATTTAGAGACAGGTCTTGCAGATCTAGGTATGGTTGCAACACTTATCAAGTCAACTAGTAATGACTTACACGGTGGAGCACCAGCACCAACAGTTGCATCAGTTGCTGAATCATTTGGTGGTACACCAGTAACATCTGCACCTGCACAACCACAGGTGGTAGAAGGACAGGCACCCACCTGTAAGCACGGCAATATGACTTACCGTACTGGTACATCTGCACGTGGACCTTGGAAAGCGTGGATGTGTTCTGCACCAAAGGGTGCAGCAGATAAGTGCGACGCTATCTTCTTAAGATAATACGATGCGGGAGCCTCGTGAGTACGAGAACCCGCTATGTGCAGAGATAGGTGGTGACTTCTGGTTTCCTGATAAAGATAAGGAATCAGTAAGTTACATTGAAAGTCAGTATGCAAAGTCAATCTGTAAACGTTGTACTCATAGAACCGAATGCGCTGAGTGGGGAATCCATAAGGAACAGTTCGGTATATGGGGTGGGCTTGCACCACGTGAACGTCTTGCAGTAAGGAGACAACGCAGAATAAATCTTGGAGGGGATGGGGAAGTTGCTTAATCTAAAGCGGGCGATGGGCGGTAGCCACACCAAGGCTATACCGTTGCCTGATGTATGGACTGGCCTTGCTGGTGAGTCCATTAAGTTTAGACGTGGGCAAGTATGTATGGTCGCCGCTGCACCTAATGCTGGTAAGAGTATGTTTGCTCTTGTCTATGCAATCAGGGCTAAGGTACCAACTCTTTTCTTTTCAGCCGATACTGATACTGCAACAGTGTTGATGCGGTCTGCAGCGCAGATCTCAGGGCACACGCAGTTAACCGTTGAGTCCAATATGGAATACAAGGAAGACTTCTACGGTGAACACCTATCAAAGATGTCACACATACAATGGGTATTCGATTCAAGTCCATCATTAGATGACATTGAATTGGAGATTAAAGCCTACGTTGAACTGTATGGAATAGCACCTGAGTTAATTATCATTGATAACTTAATGAATGTTGCTGCCGAAACAGACAATGAATGGGCAGGGCTACGTGCAATTATGATGGAGTTGCACGATATGGCACGCAAGACTCAGGCTTGCGTCTTAGTACTCCATCACGTCAGCGAGCAGAGTGAGTATGGATCACCGAGTATGCCACCACCGCGTCGTGCTATTCACGGTAAGGTCAGCCAGTTACCTGCGCTGATACTCACATTGGGTTATGACCCAGGTCAAGGGATGTTGCGTGTGGCTGCGGTGAAGAATCGCTTTGGTCCACACACAGCAGATGCCTCTAAATGGGCTACACTATTTGTTAACTTTGCAGCGTGCCAGATAGGAGATCAAGATGCACAAGGTAGGGCCTACTTACGTGTTTGATATTCAGGTGGTGCGCTAATGGCTAATCCCAATGGAAGAAAAGGTTCTCAGTTCGAGACAGATGTAATGAAATGGCTACGCAAATGCGGAGTTATGGCAGAACGTTTGACTAAGGCTGGGGCAAAAGATGAAGGGGATATGGTTGCGATCATCGCGGGGAAAACCTATATCCTTGAACTCAAGAACAGGGCAACCCTTTCCTTGCCTGAGTTCTGGAGAGAAGCAGAAGTTGAGGCGCTTAACTATGCCAATGCTCGTGGCCTTGGGGAAGTTCCACTGCATTACGTTGTAGTTAAGCGTCGCAACTCTGGAATAGAAAATGCCTGGGTCATTCAAGACCTAGCACAATGGATAAAGGAGAAACAATAATGCCAGTACCAGAAGGTGAAATCACCACAACAGATATCCTAGTACCAGAAGAAGTGGTTGAAGAATCAACTACTGAAGAAGAGGCAGATGATAGTACGCCTGAGTAGGGATGAAGTAAGAGTTTGTACACTGCTTGCAACAGAGCGTTGGCTTGCCAAGTATGGGTCAGTAGATAGACCTAACTATGCAGAGGGTAAGAAGAACGGCTACTTAGAGCACGAACTTCTTGCCAATGTCCGAGCCAACGTCTCTGAGTGGGCTGTTGCATCTCTCACTGATACCGCTTGGAATGTACCTTGGTATCCTAATGAACTACATCCTCGTCGTGCTAAGTTGCCTGATGTTGGTGTTAACTTTGAGGTACGTACAGTACGCACACGTGATTCGATTCCGTTCTGGAGCAAAGATAGTGGCAAGATAATAGTAGGAACTAAGATCCTTGATGAAGATTATTACTCACAGGTTGAAGTCTATGGTTGGTGTAACCCTGAAGAGTATGCAACTATGCAGTACAGAGATGAAGCCATCGGTGGATGGCGTGTACCAGTAACAGAACTAAAGGAGTTCTAATGATTTGTCAGAACTGTCACAAGGCAGGGGAAGAGAACACTCTAACCCATTACAAACGTGCTTCTAATTGGCACGAGAAGTGCGACGACAAGGGGTGTGTATGCCAGCACAAGACTGGTCCAGGGTACGTAAAGCGGGACGGTTCAAAGGTGCCGTTGATGCAAACACAATCCCCATAGGAGCAATAGTTCTGCACTACGGAGGGGAAGTACGAGAGGGTAGGTCTGCATCTGTAAGGTGCTGCATCCATCCTGATAAAAGAAGAAGCGCTGTCATCAATACCTATGACAACTTGTTCTTCTGCCACACCTGCGGGAAGGGTGGTAATGCAGTCAATGTCGTAGGTATCATAGAGAACTTGGAGTTTAAGGATGCACTCGCACGAGCAATCGAGATCGTTGCTGGAAGCGGTCAATCATTACAGCAAAAACCTGGACACAAGGGCGCTAGAGTATCTCGAAGGACGTGGGATCTCTGAAGATGTTGCCCAACAGTTTTCGTTGGGTGTAGTAACAGACCCAATCAATGGTCACGAAACCCACGCGGGCTGGCTTTCTGTGCCCTATCTGACCGCACTTGGTATGTGTGTGGGCGTTAAGTTTCGCAGGCTAGATGATGGCAAGCCTAAGTATGGTGCACCGACAGGACAGAAGGGTCACCTCTATAACGTGGCTGATGTCACCATTGATTCATCTAGTATCGTGGTGTGTGAAGGTGAGTTAGATGCAGTAGTTGTATCAGGTATCTTGAACCTGCCAGCAGTAGGAGTACCAGGAGTGCAGGCTTGGAAGCCACACTTTACTAAGTTATTTACAGGCTATGACATCGTGTACATAGTCGGTGACAACGACATCAAAGAGGACGGTACTAACCCAGGTGCTGAGTTCTCCCGCCGTGTGTCACAAGAGGTAATGAACTCACGCATAGTATCATTGCCCGCATCAATGGACATCAATGATTACTACCTTGCGTACGGTAAAGAAGAATCGTTGAAATTATTTGGAGGTGTGTGATGTATGACGATGACCGAGAACGAGTGGGTCATAATGTTACAGACTTTGCAGCATATGGGCTTTCACATCTTGCACCAGGACAGGATGAGCCAGACAATACTGATACGCCCACAGCCAACCCGTTAGTAGATCACGCTGCTGTTACTGGGTATCGTGCGATGGGTGTATCAACTGAGGACTTAACATCCTTCATCGAATCCTTTGCATCTCTTCGTGCTATGCGAGTCAAAGGTGTGGGTCACGACCAATACTCACACGCTAAGGGTCAGAAGTTTGAGTCCTTTACTACCTCAGATACCATCAGAGAACTGATCGAAGAGTTAGCAGATGCCAGTAATTACATTGACTTCCTTGCTATCAAACTACTTAACATCCAACACACTATAGATTTGGTGCTACCTGACTGTGACTGAGCCACACCCAGCAATCAATGACATCGTACCCAGCGTGGTGACCTTAGTTCATCGTCGCTATCGTAAGTATGTAGATCGTGTTGACCTGACGCAAGAGGCATACGCTTGGGTAATGACACGCATCTCATACTTTAATGCTTTACTAACAGAAGATAACGAGGCTGTACGTCTGGCTAACCAAAGGCGTATCGGTTGGCAGATGAAGCGTGCTATCGAACGCTATGCCCGCAAGGAGAAGGCTGCTAAGTCAGGCTACCAACCCAATGATGAAACCTTTTATGATGTCATCACTATCGCACAACTCTTGCCGTATGTAATTGCAAGCGTGGTCAATGAGACTGCTATTGAACAGGCACAGAACCTTGTCAATGATGGCACACCACGTAAGCCTGCAGCACCAGCAGAAGGTGGCAACCTATTAGCCACACTCATCGATATCAAGAAGGCATACGAGTTACTAGATGAAGATGAGAAGACCATCCTACGCCTGCGCTATCACGAGAACTACACACTGCAACAGTTGAGTGAGACTATCGAATGTGCTATCTCTACTGCTGATCGTAGATGTGGCAATGCACTACGTAAACTACTTAACTTTATGGGAGGAGAGTCGCCTTACCAATGATGTATGACTATCGTTGTCCTGACTGCAATACCGAACTAACTATTGAACGTAGTATCCACGAGCAACCACGTGAGCCATCCTGTTTTGAGTGCCACATCCCAATGATACGCAAATGGGATTCTCCTTCTATTACCTTCAAAGGTAAAGGCTTCTACTCCACGGACAAATAAAGAACCCCACCGCAGGAAGGGTAGCGGTGAGGTTCTTTGTGCCCGAAAGGAGGATGCACTTAAAGTGTATCAGTACCAGCCTCGTCTGTCACTATGGCCGAGAGCGCGACACGCACTCCCTCCGTAGCGATGACTAAGGTATCGTAAGCCGTGAAGGATTTGTAATTCAGGCTGTCCACTACGTTCTCTAAGGAGTTGAGCAATTCCAAAAGCCGTGCTTCTTGGTTTGCCCGAAGCGTCTCTTGGGCGAGCCAAGTGGTCGAAGCGGGATTCACGGGACCATAAGGTGAGGAGACATTTGACTTGGTTGTCGTTGTAACCGAGTGCCTTTGAGTAACTAATGACAAGTGCCTTGTTCTCACGCTTCTCCTCCATCGTTGCCTTCGTTCGTTCCTTTATGTATGTCTTCTTTGAGGACAGGTGCACCTCTTCCTTCTGCTGTGCGTACACGAACGCCGACAACAGGGATAGTATTGCCATCAAGATCAAGCCACGTTTTGCCTTCTTGTTCATCTGTCTTCTTCTCCATTTCGAGCAGTTGCTTATAGGTATCAGGGTATAGATGAGCAAGGCGCACTAACGCACGATCTCTTGCCCTTCTGTAGTTGCGCTGGCGTACCGCTTGGTTAGCAGCACCTCGCAATCGTTTATTTTCAGTCTCCATTGTTGGTCTTATCCTCCCATACAATCAGGACATAAGCCACTAACATCACGAACATCAAGCCTAGAACATAGGTCATTGGACACCTGCCATCACAGCAAAGACAATCTTTGTGATGTCAATGGGTTCGATTATCAATCGCGCATCCTCTTCCCCTGCCTCCCAGCAGGACACCAATAGGCGTGAGTTGAGAGGTGATTGGCGTAGCCATTGCACTGCGCTATGCGGATCTTCCCCGCCCCATACTGCGTTGCCTTCTGCCGTTGCTATCTCGTAGAAGTTCACGAGTTTATTCTTGGGATGAAATCCCACTACGTTGTCCTCGCTCACTTGCTTTCCTCCTTCAGACTATCAATCAAGACTTTCATTTGGTTATAGGTAATGACACTATCTAACCTTGCTGCAAGGTACTCATCAGCGTTGTCTCCCCATACCTTGCGTGCTAACTGCACGAGGTTATAGACGGTGTACTCTAACTCAACCTCTTTAATTGTCATCACTTCCTCCTTCGTTAAATGTATCTACCATAGACAGAGCGTGCACCATACGCATCAAGTTCATACCTGCCTCCTTCTCTGTCTCTTCATCCTCAATCTGTATTAGTGCAAGGTCACGACATAACTGCGCCTTGGCTTTCCAGTAGTCTACCGTAGGTTCAGACATTAGTTATCTCCTCCACCTCAAAGTAATACTCCACCGCGTTGTCATCTAACAGTTCTTTGTACTTATCACGTTGAGCAGCAGCCCACATCCGAGCCTCTAACTCAGTATTGAACTCATCAGTTGTGCGGTACACAACCTTGGCAATACTAATCTCAAACTCCTTCATCTTCCACACCTTCCTTGATTACATCATTGATGGTCTTCTCCACCTTGTCCGTTGGTAGTTCGATCTTGGATAGCGCCTCACCTAGCGCCGTGCGCCAGTTGCTACCCTCACCTGCTGCGATTAGAGCAGGCTCATCACCTGCAAAATCCCACAGTTCTACTTCGTATCGCTTGTTGTCAGGCACAATCACCACGGTGAATACAAACTGCGCCGTCTTATCCTGCTCACTCATCTATTCTGCCTCCTTTGGGCAATCGTTGTACGGGTTCTCTTGTCCTTCATTGTCTTCACACATACACCAGTTGAACCGTTCAACCTGCGTTGCGTGTGTTAGTTGTGCCAACTCAGCCCAACTCATAGAGTCTTGGTCAGTTGTCATCTTCTCCTCCTCCTTTGGTTATCATTCTCTCCAGCCAATAGGCTATTGCACATATTGGGATACCGTATAGTAACAGTAAGCCCCATAGGACTATCGCATCATTCATTGTTGCCTCCCTCGTGCCAGTTGATAGCCTTTATTCTCTACTTCGTACTCTTCACACTCATCACAAGCACACCGCAAAACTACCCAGTCTCCACCGTCGTAGCCCTCTCCTATCGCTAGATATTCCTCTCGCGTGAGCCAGAAGAAGACACTATCGTCCACTTCATCTAACTGTTGGGCGTTTGGTTCTATCTGCCCTTCATCTAGCACACCAAAGCGGTGCACTTCTTCCTCTTTGCTATCCTTCCATTGAATCAAGAACTTCACGCCTTGACCTCCTTCTTCTCCGCAATTAATAGCCCTGTATGTATGCCCGCGATTAATTTGCGTAGGCTATGGGCTGCTTCTGCCTTGCTCCCGCCTAGATAATCGCTGAATCCGCGAGGCTCCCAATGTCCTGAGCCGTACTTACTGCCTCCTGTAAAGTGGATACGCCAAGCGCGTCCGTATGTCTTGCTCCCCTCCTGTAACACTAGGTGCGGGCGCTTCATAGACTCATAAGGCGCATCCTCCACCACTTCACCCTCGAATAAGGGTTGAATCAATTCCTCCAGCACTTTCACAAGGCTTCTGACTTCTTCCATTGTTGTTTGCATTACTTTGCCCCTCCTTCTAGGATTTCCTTTAGTCGTGCCCTTGCCTGTCGTAATCCATAGACATCTTCTATGTGTTGATCTCCTTCTTCTGTGCGCTCACCGATTGAGTAGCAAACCTTCGAGTGCCCTCCCTTGTACTCACCGAAGAGATAAAATCTCCCGTTGTGAGTCTCCCAGCGTTGGTCACCTGTTCGCGTTAGTAGCGCCATTAGTTGCCCCCTAGTTCCTTGATGTATTCTGCCCCGAAGTCTGCGTCTATAAAGCCCCATTCTATCAATACGCTTACCGCTTGGTCTAGGGCTTGGGGTGTGGTCACCGCGTCGGCTAGGTCGTGCATTAGCACGTGTTGATGTAAGTCCACGTCGTAATTCATTAGTTCACCCCGCAAGCATCTAGGAAGCGGGCGCGATCAAAGCGGGGATTGTCTCCCTCTAAGGCGCGGGCTAACTCTTCTGCAACTTCTGCAAGGCTTGGAGAGTGAGCAAATGCGCCCTTGTCTCTCTGCTCCCCGCGTAGGTTTGCGATTACTTCTGCTATGATTACATAGTCCTTGCGTGTCATTCTATCCTCCTTGTTTGGTGGCGGGGTAGTTCCCTCCACTCGTGCCCCGCTCCGAATCGAATCGGCACGCCCTAGGCGGGCGGGGCTGGCGTTCTTAGCCGTAGATCACTTTCCCGAACATAGCCACCTGAAGAACTGCGTCAGAGCAAATCGAGTCATACTGATCGAAGTTAAACAAATCCATATACACCTGCTGGTTGGCGATTGGCAAGGCGTTTGCCAAATCTTTGACTGTCAAAGTCTTGGTGACTTCCTTGTCATTTTCATCTAAACCTGTTACCTTAATTCGTCCGAGTGTTTCCCAGTTCGCTTTGCCGAGGTATTCAGCCTCTGTAAAATGATCTCCAAATGAGAAGGGACTTGACCCGAAAACAGTCTCCCAAAGTAGTTGATCTTCTACTTCAAACTTGATTGTTGCCATTTGTTGCTCCTCTTGGGTTAGTTCAAACCGTTTGGCTTGATGAGATAAATGTATGCGGTTGTCTACCGTATGTCAAGCCCAAACAAGGCTTATTTGATAACAGTTTGATAACGTTTACCTGAATGATTCCTGAGAATGTTAAGGGATAGCCGTGTCGATAAGTCGACAATTGTAAAGGCGTTTGGTTGAAGATTCAACTATCTATTGTTACTCGCGGGTAACTTAGCAGGATATAACAAGGTAGACAATTAAGGGTTGAATGTCTAAGGGTTGAGTAAAGGTTTATTAATGGACATATGATAGTGATATGTATACCCGCCGAAAGTAGAGCCCTCCCTCTTACTTTACATAATACTTATCCACAGGGTTATCCACAGGCTGTGCAGGGGGTGGGGGGTTATCCACAGGCGCAAAAAACCCTTCCCCCAGGTGTTAAGTTCAGCACCCAGTACATACATACTCCCCAGAGAAAAATTTGCGCTAAAGTGAGATCCCCGTAAATGTCCTAGTTTGTACACATATTAAAGTGACCTTGGTCACAAATAGAAAATAAAATCTACCGTAGACGGGAAATGGGCTATTTTTTCTGCCTTATATATAGTAGGGAGTAAAACGATCCACTACTAGTTTTACGACCGATACTCGCTACGTTGGCACTACGCGAGTCCCCCTAGGACGAGCACCAACTTACCCCTCGCTGCGCTGTGGCTTGCTCGGGCGTCAAGCCCGACTGTGCGGTGCGTGGCACCGCTTTTAGTGGGGATAGTTCTATCTCCAGTATAGAGATCTTCCCCTCCAGTATAAAATTTTTTTCGCGCCTACGGCGCTCTACTAGAGGAGACTACGTGGCTGAGAAGTCCAGTGACATCGCCAAGCGTCTGATCCTTTCAGGTGTAGCAGAAGGTCTAACTATCGAGGCAGCCACGGCTGCTGCTGGTAAATCCTATAAGACCTACGAGTACTACCGTCGCACAGACAAGATCTTTGCTGACAAGATGGACCGAACAAGACTAGGTTTGAAGGATAAGAACTTCGCCTCATCCGATGTCCACGACTTAACCTTTGCCGAGTTTCGCCAGCGCTACCTACACTCTCAGACCTTTGCTCACCAGCAGAACCTGATCGATGTGATTGAGGGGCGTGAACCTTCCTGGCTACATCCCAGTATGAAGTACGAACCAGGTCTGGCGTCAAACCGTATCCTTGTTAATATCCCGCCCAACCACGCCAAGTCGATGACGGTCACTATCGATTACGTCACCTGGCAGGTTTGTCAGAACCCTAACTTTCGTGTGCTGATTGTCTCTCAGACTCAGCAACTAGCAGCAGACTTTCTCTACGCCATCAAGCAACGCCTGACACATCCTAACTATGAAGCACTGCAACAGGCTTACGCTGCTGGCGTAGGGTTTAACTCTAAGACCGCCTCTTGGCAGGCTACCCGCGTTACCTTTGGTGATGAACTCAGAGAGTCATCTGAAAAGGACCCAAACATCGAAGCCGTCGGTATCGGCGGTCAGATCTACGGTAAGCGTGCAGATATGATTATCGTAGACGATGCGGTGACATTAAAGAACGCAAACGAGTTTGAGAAACAGATCCGTTGGTTAACCCAGGATGTGCGTTCTCGTCTTAACCCTACTGGTAAGTTAATCATTATCGGTACCCGCGTTACAGCAATTGATCTTTACAAAGAACTACGTTCCGAGGACCGCTACCCAGGTGGCCTTGTACCTTGGAAGTACCTGGCTATGCCAGCATTGCTTGAGACACACGAAGACCCCGACAAGTGGGTTACCCTGTGGCCCGCAAGTGATGCTCCCTTTGATGGGCAGATGGAATCTGATAAGAACGAAGATGGACTTTACCCCCGCTGGAATGGTCGTAACCTTTACAACGAACGTCAAGCAATGGATGCATCTACTTGGGCGCTGGTCTACCAGCAACAAGATATCTCCGATGATGCAATCTTTGACCCAGTATGTGTGAGAGGTTCTATCGATGGTATGCGTAAAGCAGGTCGCCTTGTTCCTGGTCACCCAGGTCATCCGCGTGACCTTAGCGGCTTTTCTATTATTTGTGGTCTTGATCCCGCTATGGTTGGTGATACAGCCGTCGTTTGCTACGCTATCGATAGGACTAGTCACAAACGTTATATCGTTGATGCTATTAAGATCACTAGGCCTACGCCTGCTGCAATCCGTCAAATAATCTTTGACTGGACTGCGCTATACCAGCCTACCGAGTGGATAGTGGAGAAGAATGCCTTCCAATCATTCCTTACTCAAGATGAGGGTATTCGACAGAATCTGGCCTCGCGGGGTGTGTTACTGCGAGAGCACCACACAGGTAGCAACAAATGGGACTCAGGCTTCGGTGTTGCATCAATGTCAACTTTGTTCGGCACCAAGCAACACGACGGTAAGCACCACAGAGACAACCTTATTCACTTACCTTCTGACCAAACTGAAAACATTAAGGCGCTCATCGAGCAACTAATTACCTGGTCGCCTACTACTAAAGGTAAGACCGATATGGTGATGGCGTTGTGGTTCTGTGAAATCAGAGCACGTGAGATGCTCAACCAAGGTATGCACAAGACACACCATATGAAGAATCCATTCCTGTCTCGTAGTGAGATAGGCAAACGAACAGTTATCAACATAGATGAACTGCTCGCAGAAAAAGATCGTACGTTCATCTAACAAGGAGATACTGATGCCAAAGATTGGTCCAAACAAAGTTTCTGTTGATCCAAAGGCTTACGCTGCAAGAATTACCAGGGCTAAGAAAGTTGTAGAAGCAATGGATCCTGCAACAAAAGCAAAGATTAAAGATATGTACCCATCTGTTAAGAAAGAGGCAATTGTGAATAAGGCATTAGACCCAAAGCGTGGCAAGAAGGCTGCAGCAAAACCAATGGCTAAGCCTACAACAAAGGCTCCTACTAAGACAACTACTAAGGCACCTGCTAAAACTCCTATGCCTAAGACTACAAAGAAGCCAGAGAAGATGACTCCTCAAGATGCAGCAATGAAGAAGATCCTTGAGAAGAAGTACGGCAAGATCTATGGCTAAGAAAAAAGATAGCAACGTTAAAAAGGTTGGTCGCTTTGTAGCCAACGAGATGCTAGGCATTGATGATGCTAAGCGTGCTCTTTCTAAAGCACGTAAAGGAGATATCAAAGGTGCTATCAAGTCTGCAGCAACTGCAGCATTTGAAGCAGGCACAACAGTATCTGGTGCAGGTCTTGCAGCAAAGGCTGGTGCCAAGATTGGTGCAACCGCTGGTAAAGCAGCAGCAAGAACAACCTCTAAGAAGGTTGGCAAAGAAGTTTTGAAAAGTTCTAATAAGGCAAGAGGTTCTGGCTCTATGGTTTATCCTAAGCCAGCAATGGGTAAGAAGACAGCAACTGCTCCTAAGCGTGATGTTGTTGTCAAGACAGACGACAGAGTAATTCCTATTAAGGATAAAGGTTACATCAGTAAGACTGGTGAAAAGTCAATTAAGACAAACACTAGAAAGCCTACTGTTCGACTTGTAGAAAAAGAAGTTACACGCGATATGGCAAATATGCGTACCGCTCAATCTAATAGATTACGTTATGGAAATGCAAAAGCAGATGCTGCTCGTGCACGCGATGCATCAGTAAAGGCTTCAAAGAAACCAACAGCGGGTAAAATCGTAGGTGGTGCTGCTGGCGCTGCAGCAGGTGCTCCAGCACGTGCAGCCGTAACTAATTCTAATAAGAAAAAGAAGAAGTAAGGAATCAAATTGTTATCAACTAAAGAGGTAGTAGCCAAGGTTAATCGCCTACAGACGCGCTACTCCGCACGTGACCAGAGAATGCGTGATGTGCTCTCTGTACGTCAGGGAGACATTAGCAAGGTTTACCCTGCAATGTTTTCAGAGGAGTACCCAAAGCCTCTAGTTGCTAACTTCATTGACGTAGCAGCACGTGACCTTGCAGAAGCAATGGCACCGCTACCATCATTTAACTGCGCTGCAACCAATATGGTTTCAGACTCAGCACGCAAGGCTGCAGATACTCGTACTCGTATTGTTAACCATTACATCAGTGCATCTGAACTACAAATTCAAATGTACACAGGTGCTGACTGGTTTAATACCTACGGTATGTTGCCAGGTATGGTGGAGATGGACTATGAAACCAATAATCCGAGAATACGTCTGCTTAATCCTTTTGGTACTTATCCTGAAATTG